CAGCGCGGACCAAAGGATATCGACATGCAGATCGTAGAACGGGTTGATCGGGTTCGCTGCCATAAGGTTCCCACCTTTTTGAAACCCGTCCCTTCGCCGATTCCGAGATACCCCGCGACGGCTGGGCCCTCCCGAAATCGGCGGGGTCGGGACCCTCCAAGGATTAGAGCGCGGAGGCCCCGGAGGGAAGCCGATTACAGTACCTTGGCCTTGAATGCCGCGTTGACGCGATACGGCACCAGGAGCGGCGCGGACTGGAGCATGATGAAGCGGACGCTGGGGTCCGGCTCGATCCAGCTTTTGACGAACTGGGGGGTCGCTTGTAAGCCGGCCTCTTCATCGCGGATCGCTCCGAACGCGCGTACGCCCTGCATCTGCGGCGAAGTGAGGATTACGGAACCGGCCGGGAGCACCGGCTTTTCCACCGCATCGGCCGGATCGACATACCAAGCCTGATAGACCCAGATATTGAAGTTGTCGATGGTCCCCATGTAAAAGCCGCCTTCGCCCAGGATCTGGTTAGCTTGGAGGCTGGGCGGCGCCGTCAGGATGCGGATGCGCGAAAGGTAATCGTTCACGCTCTCATTGGCGCGGAAGGTAGCCCAGGCGTCGGGCGACATTAGGACATCGTTGAGCATGATGCCCTGGCTCTGCAGCGACGTCAACGACCAAGCATTGAGGTCCGCGATGGGGGTGGAGGTCGGATCGCTCCAGAGCTTGGCCGCGGTCACCGTGTTCCCCGGCGCGCGCCCAAAGTCCACAATCACGGTGGCGTACTTATCGCCTGAAATCGTGAGTTTGCCGGTAGCCAGAATCTCGCCGGCCATGACTTCCATGCGCCGGTTGAGCATGGTGAGCTGGTCGCGCATGCTGGTGGCCATCAAGGCGCGGAGCCGGTTCTCGGGGCTGAGGTTGCCGCCGATGGGTTCGCCCGGGGAGCGCTTGAGCGGCTTGTTCATGTCGAACACGCGCTTGTCCTTGATGTAGGCGGGCTTAAAGGTATAGGTCTTGAATCCCAGGTCCGCAACGATTTGGCCTTCGACCAGTGGCGATACGAAGGGAGCGATGCGGCGCTTTCCGTCCATCACATCGAAGTGGATTTCCTCTGACGTCTCGGTCTGTGTAATCCCGAAGTACCGATCGATCAGGAATTGGGGATCACCCAAGAGGCTGGCGACGACAGCGTTCATTACGTCGGTGGAATACATGTCCATGAGTGGTTCTCCTTAAGGAACAAAGTTTCGGTTGAAGAGTTAAGCCAGCCGGCGAAGCCGTCGCCGCTTCACCGGGCTGACCGTGAATCCTTACTTCGATTTCGGCTTGTGCGGGTCGTGACCCTCGTGGAGCGGCCGCTCGCCGAGCGGCTTTTCGCCGAGCGGCTTTTCGTGGAGCGGCCTTTCGGCCAGCGGCCTTTCGACCCGACCCTTGGGCATCTCGGACTTGGCTTCGAACTTGGCATCTCCCTCCTCCGGGATGCGTCCATCGCCCGGGCGCCCATCCGGCAGCGGGGCGTCGGAAGGCTTCCCGTCGGTCGCAACCGGCGTGAGATCCCCCGGCTGCTGCTCGTGCGGCATAACGAACGCTCCAGACGAATAGAGCACCGACTCCAGGTAGATCCCGTAATCGCGGAGCGAATCGGCGATGGTTCCCTTGGCGCCGGTGGGGGGCCAGATCACGGCATCGGTTTTGAACTTCCCGGTGAGATACACCAGGATCGGGACGGCCCCGGCGGTGCTATCTGCATCGTCCGCTACGATTGCGTTCGGCGCGGTTGTGCCAAGGACCGCGACCGATACCGCTCCAGTGACCGGGTCCATGTTGACAATCTGGCCGCGCTGCATGAGGCCAATACCGGCTGCGAGCGTACCGGCTCGTGAGGTCACGTCATGCCCATCCGATAGAAGCACGTTATACGAAAAAGTTCCTGCGGGAGCAAAGCTGGCTGGCATTGTGTTGTTCTCCTTCTGTTTTGAAAATTAAGCAGTCTTGACGCGCTGGTGCGGCGGGATGAACGCCAGGATTCTGGCCGCTTCCGCCGCGGCGGTGTTATCCACAGGTGCATCCGCGCCCACGCCCACGGTTGGGTTAGGCACCTGGGCCATACGGCTGGCGAGACTGGCGGCGGCGCCCTTATCGGTGGCCGCGAGAATCGCCCGCGCCCGCTCCGGATCCATGGTGGGATCGAACGCGAGAACGCTGGCCAGCCGCTCCCGTCCCGTAGCTTCCGGGAGACTGAGGATGGTCTGGATGCGGTTTCGTTCGCTGGCCACGCGCTCCTCGGCGGTGACAGCGGGTTCGGACGGCGGCGTAGCGGCGGTAGTCGCTGGCGTAGCCGCGGTGGTCGCTTCTGCTGGCATGGTTGACTCCTTGGCGGCAAAACCGGCCACCATCGGGTTGGATTTGAGGCCGGCCAGGAGGCCTTCCTCGGTCTGAATTCCATCGATCATTCCGCTGGCGAGCGCGAGCCGCGCGGGTTTGACGCCGCCCTGCCCGAAATCCCCCATGACCTTCTCGGCGGTCACGCCCCGGTAGCGGGCGACGGATTCCACGAATAACGCTCCCAGCGAGTCGACCATCTCCAGGATGGCCGCGTGCCCCTCCTCGGTAGCGGGGTCCAGGTTCTTCCGGGGAGACTGGCTGGATACGATGCTGTAGGTCTTGACGCCCTGGCGCTCCTGGGCCGCTTTCCGGTCGGTGAGCGTGGCCACCACTCCGATGGAGCCCGAGAAGGAATCGAGCGAGCCGTACACCTTCCCGGCAGCGGATGCGATCCAGTAGGCCGCACTCGCGCCCAGGCCATCCACGAACGCCGTTACCGGCTTCTTCGATGAGTGGACCATATCCGCAAAATCGGCAATCCCGTTGACCTGTCCTCCGGGGGAGTCGATGCGGAGCAGGATGTCGTCGACCGCTGGATTTTCCTGTGCGGCCTGAAGGTTCCGCGCCAGACTCTCCACGCTGGTGGCGTGCGACAGCATGGTGAATAGATTGGCGTAGCGGAAGATGGGACCGCCAACATCGATCACGGCAGTCCGGTCGCGCATCTCCACGCGACCCCCGGTGTTTTCGAGCGGCCGGCCCAGCTTACTGGCCAGAGCTTCCAGGTCGACGCCTTCGGATTGCTCGACGCGGGCGATCATACTTTCGAGCGCGCGGGGCGTAATCGCCCAGGGCTGATCGAAGAGGAGCGCGAGGACGTGTGGATACTGCTTCATGCGGCTTGATCCTCCTGGGCTGGCTTCCGCTTAGGCGGTTTGGTTTCCCCGTCCCCATCCTGGGTATCCTCCCCGTCTCCCGATGGATCCTGAGCCGGATTTGGCGCAGCACCGGGGGTTTGTCCGGGGAGTAGGGGCGGCGGTGTGAGGTTGAGTTGTTTCTTCCGCTCGGCTTCAAGCGCGAGCTGCTCCAGGACGTCGTTCCAGTCCAGGCCCGCTTCCGCGCATTCGATTTCGAGCGTCGAGGTTTGATTGAGCAAGCGGAGCTGCGTAGCCTGCGCTTCCTTCACCGGATCGATCTGGTTGCGGCCGGGACCGATCCATTTAGCCCGTGAGTAGTAGGCGCGATGCTCCTCAAAATCGGGAGCCTCCACATCGCCGTGATCGATGGCCTCCTCCAGCCACAGGGCGTAAACGCGCGATGCCCAGTTATCGCTCATCCAGCGGCGGCGGTTCTCGAAGAATCTCCAGGCCTCGCTGAGCGCGGCGCGCGCGCTGGCGTAGGTCACCTTGCTGAAATCCTTGGCGACCAGCTCGTACGGCAACCCGCACGCGCTGCCGATCTGCCGCGTGATGGCCTCCACAAACGACGGAAACGTCCCAGGGGGCCGCGACGGCGTATACGGCGTCAACTTATCTCCCGGCCACAGCGGGATGAAGGTCCCGCCCTCGAGCTGCACCCGGTAGCCGTTCTTCTGGTCGAGGTAGGCCGCTGGATCGCTGCCCATCATTTCCGCGATGCCCTGGGAGTCCATCGGCGTTTCGATCACGCCCGCTACCAGCGCGTTGACGATGGCGGATTGCAATTCCGTCCGCTGATACGAATCCAGCATCCGGAATTGCTCAATTACCGGCGTCAAAATGGGCTTGCCGCGAGTCTGGTCC